TCATTCCATGATATGCTCTAGCGCCTCTTCAAAAAACTCACATGCTGCGATGACGCCATCTGCAAAAGCTTTCTCATACATATCGCTCGTTTCCATTATAGCATATTGCAAACGTTGGTCAGCGATGATTACTTGTAGGAGCAATAACTTAACAATCATGTCTTTATTCATCCGATACCCTCCTACATCGCTTTTGCGATTTCAACTAAAAGCTTCATAAGCATTGGCATCATTTGAACAAGAATATAACCAATACTCGCGTTCTGTATCATTGAATAACCTTTCTCTTTGTTACCGATCATCAACATGAGTGCTCCCCCACTCATAATGACAAGTGCAATCGGATACGACAATCCTTTAATCAGTTCTACTAACGGCATGAATGCATTCGTGGCTTTTTCATAAACAAACCCACTAACGGTCGCCGCGCTTGCGAAATCGACACCTGTAAATGTTAGTAATACCGTACCACCAGCAATCGTAAGTACTGCTTCAATTCCGTTCTGCTTGAATCTCTTTACCGACTGCTCGCCTCTTAAAAATTCAGAAATCGTACCTACTCGCTGAATTTTCTGTTGGAATATCATGTTTACATCTCCTTTTTAGTGAAATTCACTCACCAAAAATACCTTCACATCCATACCATCACAGAGATCAAGTAACTGCTTCCGCTTGTATTCGGTAGTCGTAATCCAAATAAATACCGGCGGTGCTTTGAAAACACCTAATTCAAGCATCTTTCGATATTTAGCGATTTTAGCTTTATTTACACTCATTTTTTGCTGGTGATCCACTTCAACAATATAATACCGACCATCCCGAGTGAACAGCGCATCAGCTACGATAGAAACAACTCCCTTGATTTCGAGTTTGACCTCGTTTTTCCACGTACTCGGGCATCCAAATGCGATGTAAATGTCGTTTCGCATTATGAAGTGGCGTGCTTGTATCGTTCGTTTCCTAACTTTTTTTGCTCCCGTTCTTTCTCTCCCTTCCTTTGTCAAATAGTAAACAGCTTCCCCATCGAGAAACTTTGCCACAAATGGCTCAAGCGACTTCATGACGCGACTCGTATTTCGCGGACTCCCTAAGTCGTGCAACACTTGTAATTGACTGCGTGTGAGGTAGTCAAGTTTCGCTAATGATGAGAGAATAGCTTCTTGACGCTGTTCCTTCTCTATTGCTTTTTTCAATGTCCTTTTTCTCCTTTCTAGGTCTAATGTTGATATGCGGCCCAATCAGTCGATTGATATCATCGTCAGTAACATACGCACATTGGACAATGTTCTTTCGGTCTGTCACGTAAACAGCACGCCCTGGAATTAACGGTAAATGTGCTGCGTCCGTTTCCCCTTCGCCAAGCACCACTTGACTAGCAACTTCCGTCTGCAATCGGAAACATAGCTTAGCATCGGCGTTTTGTTTGATTTGTCGCGGCAACGTATCAGCCGTGGCGTATTGCGTGCAAAAAATCAGCCGATACCCTAGCGCTCCGGCCACACGTGCAATCTCAGAAAGGATATGCTCACACTCCACTTTGATCCGCTTGATTTCCTTATCCGTCTCCCCAGCACTAGCGATCTGCGCTGCTTCGTCAACAATGATGAAATGTCGTTCTTTTACACCAGCCGATTTCACGTCTTCGATTCCTGCGCCGAGGAAATGTTCTAACCTCCTATTCATCTCATCACGGACGGCTCTTAAAGCCTCAAGCGCTTCCCATGCATTCTTCGCGACTGTCACGACTTGTCGCGCGTCTTTAAACTTTGCAAACGCCAAGCCACCTTTCAAATCAAGAATGGTGAATCGAACATCGTCTGGGTGCCGTGCGATCAATGACGTAACAAGCAATTTGAGGAAGGCGCTTTTCCCTTTTCGGGTCGCGCCGGCGACAACCATGTGAGGAATGGTGTCAAAATCATGCTTCACGAACCCACTTCGAGAAACGCCGACCGGGATCTCCCAACCATGACATTGGGAAAGCATCGAGTCGCTGAACGGCAGCCATTCCGGCATCGGCTGCTCATACACACGGATTTTCAGCATGCCGTCGAAAGACATTTCAATTTCTTTACGTTGCTTTCGCTTGTTCTGCAAAAGGGATTTGATTTGTGGGATAGGGTTGCCTCGAAGATTAATGGATTTTAAGTCTGCGAGGGATATGTCAAAAGTGCTTCGTTTGATATTGAGCCCATCCTCAAATACATGTTTTTTTCGCTCGAAATCGGCAAATGACAAGCCAAGCGGAATCTGGAACACATACTCTGTAAATCCTTCGCCTTTTGTTCTGCGATAAATGCGAATCTGCTTCCCGTCTTTTGATACGAGGCCGGCGTTTGCAGCAATACGCTCAATTTTCGTTTTATCATCGCCCACTCCGTGCTGTTTGAAGTAAGTTGTTGCAGCAATCCCACCAGCCACCAGCGACGATAGAATTTCAAAAAGCAATTCATACCACCTCCCCACTGTCAGTCCTTAAATATCCGATAGGATAGTCGCTCGCGCCGAGAACAATTGTAAACAGCTAGATGTGTTGATATAATGCAGTTTTTCTTGTCGTTTCCCGCGTCTACAATAGGCAACAAGCACGAACAACAAAAACGACTTTAACTGCGATGAGTGCATGCGACAACAAATACGTCGTTTATATCGTTCCTAATCGCGTCTAATACATCGTATTTTGATATGTTTGTCCATTATTCCACATTTTTGCCCCAGGTTTAAATTCGGGATTTTTGGACAAGACTGTTATAAAAACGACTGGGAGGAAATATTGATGTTTTGGTTAGGGAAACCGAGAAGTAAATTTGGGAGATGGGTAGATAAAATGGGGCTGACGCAGGAGGAAATCGCAAAGAGGGCGAAGATAGGGAGAACAACGATTTCAAACATGTGTAAAGACCCGGCGTACCGTCCGCGTATCTCCACATGGGTGAAAGTTGAAAGGGCGTTGCGATCATTGGGGTATTCAGTAAAGCGAGAAGATTTCTTTGATATGTAAAAAAGCCTACTCAAAGCGAGTAGGCATTATTAATTTTGTTCGTTTGGAAAAACAGCAATATTAGATTCATCGAATGTCTTATCAAGCGTAATGTCATGTACAAATGTATCTCCCCAGTTTTGGGTTTCCACTTTGGTGTCTTTTGTAGTCGTTATTCCCAGTCCTTTAAGTATTTCTTCGAGTGATTTATCGGTTTCAACTTGAAGATGAACCAATTTTCCTTGATAAAAGGTTGCTGTAGCATATGTAAACAATTCGGATTCGCCATACGTTAAATAATCCGCGTTTATGGTTGAACCGTCTTTTAATTGAAACTTGCCATTCTCATACTGTTTTTCACTAGAATCGAGCTTAAATCGTTTATTAAATTCATCTTTAGTCAAAAAGGTTTTGTTGGTTGTTTGTTGTTCTGTATCCTTTTTAGTTTGTTGCTGCTTATCAGTTGTTTCCTGCTGTTTTTCTTGTGTATCCCCCTTCTCTTCCTGCGTAGTTTTTGACTTCGATGCTGGTTGCGCTTGTTGCCCGTCGTCGCTGTTACCGGTCACACTTCCGATAATAAATAAAACCACAACAATAACCCAGAACCACCACTTTTTCCATATGCGTTTCATGTTTTTGTCCCCTTTCTTTAAGGTGTCCATTTTAAAACATATCACAACCGTTGTGTATTTTTTGTCGAATTATGTAGAAAAACAAAAAAATCCCCTGCCAAGTAGCAGGGGAAGCAATCAAACAATCACGGCTGGATATCCTTTCTTTTTCAATTCCTCCGCAAGCCGTTCTGCATTTTCTCTGTCGCTGAACGCCCCGACTTGCACGCAGTACGGTTTGCCGGTAAACGTTTTTTGTTCCGTTTTTACTTCCGGTTTAGGCTGTACTTTTGGTTTTTCTTTCAACCCCAAAAACTTCGCCACTCCGCGCGCATGAGCTTCACCCACCGCCTTGAGGAACGCTTCGTTTTTCAAATGCTTCGCATCGTTCGAGTCGATGAACAGGTTTTCCGTGAGCACAGCCGGCATCTTGGTTTCGCGCAGCACGGCATAGTTGGCTCGTTTTTTGCCGCGATCGGTAATATTCCCGAACTGGCGCATAGCTGCTAGAATTTCGTCATGCAACACGTTTTGTAAAGCGATTGACTGTGGCGATGCGTTAGGATGGACATAAATTTCAAACCCTGTGCCCTTTCCAGCGTTAATGTGAACACTAACAAATACATCCGCGCCCCACTTGTTCGCCATGTCTGCGCGTTGGTCAAGAGTAAGGGATTGATCGCCTTCGCGGCTAACCCGTTGTGTAAACCCTTCGTAATGAGCCGCTAAATAATCGGTCGCATACTCCACGATTTTATGCGTTAGGTTCTTTTCTTGTAGCCCGTTCGCGACCGCTCCTGGATCACTACCGCCGTGTCCTTTGTCCCAAAAGATTTTTTTCATTTTTGGCTCTCCCCTTTCTCACTTTTTCCACGCAAAATATCAATCGTTTGCCGTAATCTTTCCGGAACCGGAAGCCCCATTCGTCCAGCATTTTCAATGATGGAAACTAATTCGTTCGCACAATAAAAGAAAATCGCTGCATCCCTAAACATATGATTTGTCCCAATCGTCGTATCAACAAGATGACCAACTGCCACCATAACGAAAATCATAATCTTTTTTGGGATTCCACGGAAACCAACACGACTAGAAAGTTTTCCTTCCGCAGCACTTGCTAAAAAACCAGTTAGATAATCAATGCCGACTAGTGATAAAAGTAGAATCAATGCTTCTGACCATCCACCAAAAAGAAAACCGACGACAGCCCCGATTACAGCCGCGCCGGTTTTGTAAACAACCTCAAATCGTTCCATCGATATTAAACCTCCTCAAACAATATCCCCTACAATAACCCCTTTGACCAACATCACCCTGTCATTTGCCTTTGGTGTATACGACGACAAATATGGATATGCTTTGCCACTTACGGCCGTTTCTCCGTCAAAAATCAAACGAGGGCGACCGCTTGTGTAATTCGGGTCCACCCTCGCAAATTGAATGATTTTCTCTTGTTTCGGATTCATGAATGCAGAAATAAAAAACTCGTGGTCTATCATATCGACACCACCTTCCGGACTTCGTGCTTCATTCGAGCGCCAGCTTTGAGTGGCATTGTCCATCCGGTCTCAACGTATTTTCCTTTGATACCAAGAGGCGAATAATCGAGTTCAAGTACATCCATGTAGTCGTGCAACGGATTGATTGCCGTTTCAAAAGTGACTTTCCCGTAGACTTGTGAAGCCTCGAAAGCGATGCGCTGCACATATGTGTCAAGTGACTGCTGATCGGCGATGTCCATCACTTCTCGATAGTCAACGATGGTGCGACCACGATTGACTGTACTTGTCGGACTGTTCGGGTTGCTGTTAGTGTACGATGACATCAGTGACTGCTCCGCGCTTGAACAAACAACCACCCATTTATTTGGAACGTTGAAAAGATCAAGTTCCTCTTCCATGCCGGGGTAAATGATACTCAATTCGTCGTCGCGATAAGTATATTCAGCCGAACGAATGGAAGGGCTTCGGTATGTCATGCTGGTGAAATAGCCATATACATCAACATGAATCGGTGTATAGTTGATTGCCGTCAGCATAGCGTTGATTGCTTCCAATTTCTCTTTTCCCGGTTCAAATTCCATATCGACAGGCAATACCTTGTCGGTTTGTTCGATGTTGTGCTTAGTTATGCCTGCAGAAGTAAGAATATCAATAACCGCTTGACGATAGTTCGTGCCAGCTGGAACCGTGTATCTTACATCAAACTTATCATCACGAAGGATTAGAAGACCGTCAAACGCATCGACATCTCGATAAACATTTTTATTTAAATCTTTTCTTGTCGGACTGCTCAATAAAAAGATTCCCAAAGGAAATTCAATATAGTTTCCATCCCTCATACGCAAAAGAGCAAAAGGTTGTATTCGATCACTTAACCAATTTATTTCCCCACGATCTTTCAAACGAAATCTTGCTGTCCTTTTAATAGAATCAAGGGAAGCCATACTGACTTCCCCATCTACAACCGAATCTAATTCACCTATTTTCTTATCGTCCTTATCAAGCAAGTCATAACGAAATTTAAAATGCCGTTGGCCATACTTTCCGTGGAGTACGTCAATAATTTCTTGTCGTGAATAAGGATAGTTGGTTAGCGAAAGCATGTCTATACTTCCTCCGTATAGGAAACTTCCTCAAATGTAAGGCTAACTGTATTGCCGTAAACCTCATCATCGACCGGCAACTGGAACACATGACAGAACATCTTTCTACCACGGGCATCCCGGTAACAAAGTGTATTTTTCGAACGAATCAACTCTTCAAGAGCTTCCCGATCACCGCTATTTTTCAATACGGTTAGCTTCACGCTGATAATGCGTTGCTCTGATTCGTCATATTCAGCAACCGGCAATCTTCGCCCTGCAAACTGCATCATTGCTGCAGTAGGTTGCCAGTTTTCGTTTCGATTACTCACAAATTTGAATTGACGAAGTGTTTCTAATGGATTGTCCGCTTCGTGAAGCCAGACCCCTGTCAAGGAAATAGACTCTCTGGCAACGGCACTATCGGAATATGTTCCGTTGCCTCCCCATGCACGCACAAAGTATTCATAAACTTGTCCAGATGCAGGCGTGTAATCGACAAAGGAAGTATCAGCCGGTATATTCGTTGCGATTCGTGTCCACGTTGTTTCACCTTGTTTCCGGCGATATAAGTCGTTGTAAGACACATTCGGTTGTGTACCAGATGGAGTTGGATTATCAATTGAGATTGTGATAATTCCTTCTCCTTTTGTAGTTGTAACAATCGGTACTGCTGGCGGTGTGTAGGAGACGTGAATGTTTGACGTTACAAAATCCGACCACAAATTGTCCGCATTTTTAATCGCCACTTGAATTTTGTAGTCAGTGTTATTTTGTAAATCATACAGTACCGTTTGAGCTTTGTTCGTACTGTTTGCTTGAAGTTCCCACAATAAATTGTTGTTGCTGTCCAGCAATTTCACATGATAGGCAGTTTGGCCAACAGAGCTCCATTGAACGACAGGATTTGCAACGGGAACGGTTGAACCATTAGCAGGGTCAGTTATTGTTGGATTCGCCGGTTTGTCTCCTGCAAAGAAAGTTTGAATGTTGCTGTAAGGTGAAGATAGACCAGCTTGGTCATACGTCCTCACTTGCCATTCAATTGTACCTTTCGGAAACGTATTTGCTGGCGCATCCCAATACTGATTCGTTGTCACTTGTGTAACGGTATTCCACGTTTGCGCCCCTTGTAGTCGCCACTGCAAATCAAATTTTGCTTGCGGGTCACCATTGGCATCATTATGCTGCCAAGCCAAACGAACAACAGAAGCACGGTCTTTTGGTGTTCCACCACTTGGAGAAAGACTCGTTGGCACAGTTGGCGCTTGATTGTGTTGAATTGTGAAAACACCGTTCGATTCATCCCACGGGCCATATGATGTTCCGTCATAGGCACGGATACGGACTTTTGCCGTCGATGTTTCGGGCTCGTTGATAAAATCGTATGTGTATGATGTTGCGCCCGGTGATGTTAGCGCGACAATATCTTTCCATGTTTGTCCGTTGTTGGTTGATAGCTGAATGTGATATTGTAAAGAGCCCTGTGCCGTCTCTGCGTCAGTTGCCGGATTCCACGTAATCGTATGCACACTATTCCACGTTTCCCCTCCGTTCGGAGAAGTGACTGTCGGTTTGGTTGGGGCAACGTTGTAATTAAGTGTCAAGTAAGGTGCGCCAGAACCATTTTCCTTTGAATACAAAAGAACATAATGTGCAGTAGGCGGATTGGCGAAAATTCTTACCCCATAATTCGGAGCTCCATCAGCCCACGATTGAGCAATAGCCTTTATGTCAATTGAAACCCATTGGCCATAAGTTCCTAAATCAAAATATGTTGAACCTCCGTTTATATCGCTTGAAGGTTTCGTGTTCCATGTTATATTTTCATTCCAATTAGAAGTAACTCTTTGTGTACCGACATAAATATATTGTCCGGGGTAGTGTCCATCCCTAGCATGATAAAAAACCGAAAGAATTGCCGAATTAACTTTCGCTCCCAAAAAATTAGAAGGCAAGGGAAACTTTATAAAAGTCTCATATCCTCGGTCTGAGATTTGGTTCCAACCTATATACAAGTGTGGTGACGAACCATGACTAGCAGATGGAGCATACTTATCAACGTAAGTATCTAACCCGCCACTTTCGTAAGTATAAATAGTAACAGTCGGGTCAATCTCAATCGGGTAGGTTAGCCCCGTAACATCGGCTTCTAAATCAACGAACGTTTTATCCCCTTCACGCCTTACCGTTTGCGATACATCTCTCTTTTCCCCGTTAGCATCCTGCAACCATGCCGGTTGTAAACGCAATTCCCCAGCTGTTAAATCATCTTCTAACGGGCCATCTATCTCAAAAGAAAAAGAAACAGGCGCACGGTCACTTTTCAAAATGATTGTCTCTTTCACACCGTTTGGCGTGACTTCGAGACAAACATCTGTGTCGTTCCATGCGTCCTGATAGTGTACACAATTCTTTTTGTCTTTTTCGATATACCCCTTTGATGGACTTGCTCCTACAGGGATAAAACGCAATCTATGTTGTCCTTTTCCAATTGTGTACCCTCTTTTAAAGTTTTTAGGAATGCGACAATCGAACGGAACTTTCAAACCTTGATAGTCCAATGCATCCTGGTCAAGGATGTTTTTCTTTTTCATATTTCGGCAAGCCGTTCGCATGATACGAAATTCTTCTATTCCCTCTTTAGCAACGGGAAAGTCGATTTGGTCTAAGTCTGCTTCGTCATACAAATCCGTATCAATGTTGTGTAAGTTCCTGTTCTCATCCTCAAAATGTACCGGGCCGCTATAAATCTCGGTCGTATATGAGCCATCAAAATTTATCCACGTTTTAGAAAAGGGGGTGCGCTTATTGAGCATCTCCCCCACTTTGAAGTTTTGCGTCGGCATAAAGCACCTCCCCCTTATGCTTGTTTTACTTTCATTCCTAGACGAGTAAAGAAATCATTCACTGTTTGAATCTGTTGTAAATCACTGATTGGAATGGTGACATTAATATTGACGTTACCGTAGCGAGATACATTCGTAGTTTGAACTACTCCGTACCCTCCAGGCATCACCGCACTGGACACATTCGGAATCGCCGCCTGTGCCATTCGGTTCGTTGCTGATACAACTGCATTGATATTCCGATTGATACCTTCCGCCAATCCGAGTGGAATCCATTTACCGATCTCATCGCGCATGACACGGGAAGGAGATTTAATTTTAAGTGCGTTTTTAATAGTTGCTTGTACAACATTAGCAATCTCTTGCGCCTTTTGCCGAAGTGGACCCATCATCGAATTCAATCCATCGATGAGTCCTTGCATGGAGTTTTTCCCGATGTCCGCCATGCTTGCTGTCATAAGATTGAGTTCTGTCTTTGTCCCTTCCGTGATCTCTTTGATTTTCGCCATCCACTCGATTTTGTGCTGTTCGAGTTCCGCAGCTGCCTGTGCTCGAAGTTGAGCGATTTTGTTGACATATTCTATTCTCACCTGTTCGAGTTCAGCGTTGGCAGTAGCTCGGAGCTGTTGAATTTTTAGTTGCGTTTCCTGTCTCATTCCCTCTAGCTCGCTGACCGCTTGAGCTTTTGCCAAAGCATTTTTCTCACGCCACAACTGAACGTATTGCTGCAACTCAACATCAGAAAGAGAATTGAGCGCCGCAATTTCATCAACCGCTTTCGGTCCCATGTCTCGGAGTTCTTGGAGAAGTCCATCATCAATTCCTCTTGCTGCCAAAGAAACAATGTTAGCTTGCCAATCTTTGAACGCGTTAACTTGGTCGGAAAGGTTTTTCAACAATCCTTGTCCAGTTACGTCATCCTTCCGATTAATCTCATCGAAGATACCGGCAAAGCTATACAATGCTTTTGTCCGGTCATCTACTGCTTTCTGATATTCTTCCGTCAGCTTACGTTCCTCTTCCACAAGACGGTCGTTGATTTCTTTTACTTTTGCTTCATACTCCTCTTTTGCTTTGAGCTCGTCCTGTTGCAAGCGCTCGTTGATCTCCTTGACCTTTTCGGCATACTCATTGTTTGCCTCTAACAATTTATCGTTGATTTCTTTTTTCACGCGATAGATTTCTCGTTCGTAATATTCACGCTGTTCGGTTCCCTGTTTGTATTTTTTAATGTAGTTTTCATAAAGTTCGAGCTCTTCTTTAAGAGAAAGGTGATTGTAGTATTTCCGTTTGTCGGTGTATTCTTTTTCCTTCTCAAACTGCTGCTTGAGAAGTTCATTTTTGACGCGGACAATTTCTTTTTCAATCTCAATTCGTTCCTTTGATCCTTCTTTGTATTTTTTCGCAAGAGCTTGCCATGCTTTGAGTTCCTGATCTAGTGACAACCGATTAAGAGCGCGTTTGTCCTCAATCGCTTTCTTTGCATCCTCAAATTGCTTTTTCGCAAGAGCAGCTTGTTCCTTTGCTCGCTGATCCTGAACTTTCTTAATCTCCAGCTGTACTTTCCTTACTTGCTCTGGTAATTTGGCGTATTCTTTCTGGATTTTTCGAAGCTCGGAAATGTATTGGGAAGAGTCGATTTTTCCAAGTTTGAAGTTCGTTTGTGCCTTAGCAAAAGCCTCTTGAAACGCCTTTTTGGCCGCTTCAGCCGTCTTTTTTGATGATTTCTCAACGTCTTTTTTCTTTGATTCAATTCCTTTTGCGAAACCAACTGTCGTCCATTGTCCTACTTCAGCCATTACCCGAGAAGGCGAATGGATACCAAGAATTTTCTTCGCCCATGCAGGGATGCTATTAGCAATCTCAGAAATTTTCTTTTGAACTAATCCCATCATTGAACCTAAGCCATTGATTAATCCCTGTATGATGTCTTTTCCAATTTGCTTTAGATTGATATTCTGAAGGAACGATTTTGTCTTGTTCCAGCCTGTTTCTATGGCTGTTTTCACACCATCCATAGCTTTAGAAACAGCATTTTTGAGTAGATTAAAGCCATTGGTTACAATGCTTTTTATTGTATTAACTGTTGTAGAAAAAATCGTTTTTATTCCATTCCAAGTGGTTGAAACAATCGTTTTCGCCGTTCCTAGCGTATTAGAAACAAAGTTTTTGATGAAGTTAAATCCGGAAGCGACGATGCTTTTGACAGTGTTAACAGACGCGCCAAAGATGGAGCGAATTGTGGTCCACATGCTTCCTATATTGCTTATTAATGAAGTCGCTAGCGCCTTTACGCCCCCGAGAAGCTTACCAATGAACATAAGATTGATAAGATTCCATATGAATTGAACCGCTCCAATAAAAATTTGTTTTACTCCTTCCCATAAACCACGGAAGTTTCCAGTAAACAGGGACGAAAAAGCTTTAACCAATCCTAAAATGACCTTTAACGCACCGTCAATTACCCCTTTAATGGATTCCCATGTAGAAATAATAAGTGCTTTTATAATCGGCCACATTACCTTCATGACTGCACTGATCGCAACCATTGTAGCTTCGATAACCTTCGTAATGAAGCCCCAGACATTTTGCGCTGCTTGTTTAATCTGTTCGCCGTTTTGCTGCCAGAATGCTTTTATTTCCGATAGTTTTGCTGAAATAAAAGTACTTACTGTGTTCATGACGGTCTGAACAATCGAATTTATATAGGTTAAAGCAACCGAAAATGCTGATTTAATTTGCTCCCAAACCTGTTGAACACCGTTTCTAAAAGCTTCATTTTTCTGATATAAAACAGCAAAAGCTACTCCAAGACCAGCTATGGCAGCTACTGCTATTCCAATCGGTCCTGTGATAGCCGCTATGGCGCTAGAGAAAATTCCAGCCATTCCTCCTGCTTCAGCGATGGCTAATGATAATGCTCCAAATCCAGAGATAGCATTTCCTATAGCACCTATGGCTAGCAAAATTCCTCCTGCTAACAAAGTGAATGCTGGAACGATGATAGCTGTTGCAGTAATAATTTTTTTCATCGGTTCAGAGAGATTAGAAAACCAATTACCAACACTTTGTAATTTATCTGCGATTTCCGGCAAAATGTTTTTCAACGCTTCAAACAACGGCATAGAAACAGTCCCAAAGGTTTTATTCATAACTTCCTTCAAACGTTCTAACTGACCTGTGAACGTATTTGATGCTTTTTCCATTGAACCGCCAAATTTTTCTTGAATACCGCGCATGATAAGAGGAATAGTCTCGTTAGCGAACAATTTGCCGTTTTCGCTCATTTTCATAAGTTCCTGAACGCTTTTCCCAGTCTCTTGAGAAAGCAATTGCCATGCAGGAATACCATTTTCAGCTAATTGATTCATTTCTTCGGCGCTGATTTTCCCTTTTGCGCTCATTTGCGCAAAAGCAAGACCAACGTTTTCTAAAGCCTCTGTACCACCGCCAACAGCACTTACGGCATCCCCAATCGCTTTAATATCAGGTAATAAATTTTCAGCGTTCCATCCCATCGCTAACATCATCTTGGCCGTTTTATCGAGCCCTTCATAATCAAATGGAGATGTTTCAGCTAACTTCTGTAAATTTTGCTGCATTTCTGTTGCTTTTTCCGTAGATTTTAGTAGCGTTTCCCAAGCAATTCTTGATTGTTCCACCCGCGCATTAAATTCAATACCAAATTTCGCAACACTACCTACTGCTGCAGCCATAGAAGCACCTATACCAGTGAGAGTTGCTCCTAATTCTGTTGTAGCTTCTTGTATCTGTGCCCCAACTTCCTGAAATTGTTGACCCACTTCGTTTAGTCGATTTTTCAATCTACCCCAAGCCGTAGCGTTTTGGTTGATATCTTGAGATAGCTTGTCTATTTTAGCGCTAGTTTGTTGAAGCTCGTTCTCGAATTTTTTAAGTTCACCAACCGCTTTGTTGTAAGCAATCAATAATTTTTCCGTTTCAGCCGCTTCTTTCCCTTTGGTTGCTGCCGATTCTTCGTATCTACGCTTCAACTCTTGGACTCTAGCACTCTGCAAGTCTATTTTCTTTGTAAGCATCTCTGCTTTTGCTTGAGCACCTTCTAGCGTGTTTTCAAACCCCTTAACTGAGCCACCAACCGCTTTAAACTCACTTTCAACAGCTTTCAATTTTCTGTTCACTTCGGAAAGGCTACGGGTAAAATTCGCGCTATCTAAGCCAAGGGATACACGCAAAACACCGACCTCTGCCACGTTCTCACCTCGCTTTGCTATAAAATGCTCTCGATGTACACACGTTCAGCTCGCTCTTTTTTCTCGTCCTCATAGTTTAGAAGCTCAAAATAAAAACCGATGTCCATCTCATCGACGAGATACATCGGTATACCTTGCTTTAAATGATTTAAATAAAACTCTTTTATTGCATCATACGGGTCCATTTCAGACCCTTTTATGCGTTTGGGTCTTTATTTGTCCCTACTTTACCAATGACTTTATTAATGCATTCAAGAATTGTTGAAACAAGTTTGTCGGCAGGAACACCGTCGTAAAAATCGTCAATCGTAAACTGATTGTTAAATAGTTCAACCACATAGGAAACAAGAATATCCAAGGTTTCAACATCAACATCGTTTAAGTCGTATTTTTTAGTAATCTCTAGCGCTCGACGGAACATACGGGCTTTAACAAACGGAACAGTGAACGTTTTCTCTTCACCATTAATAAAAAGTGTAATTTGCATTTTTCATTCCTCCTGTTAAATGAAATAAAAAAGAGAGAAGGAAGCCTTCTCTCCTATGGTGTCGTAGTTTCTTGATATACAGCTGAGAACCAGTTTTGAATAACTGTTGGATCAACGCCTGTATCAGTAGTTACAACAGATGCACGCCACTTGTCGTCATATTCTCTTGGTACAAATTTCGCTTTAATTGTAGGGGTTTGGAACTCAACGTTATCCCCTTTTGTTTTTGCATTCTCTTCCGGCAACTGGAACTTTCCTTTATAAAGCCATACGAGTTTTTCACCGCCTTTTGAAAGAGGCATACTAAATCCTAAAGCCACATACGGAGCGCTGTCTGTGCTTTTATCTTCAATGACTCCCTCGCTGTTAATTGTTTTGCCTAAAAGGAAAGCATACATTTCAGATGAGAGGTCGTCGATTCCTAACTCAACTTCAATTTCTCCTAGAGACTCTACCACTTCTGCTGCCTTGTCATCGGCGTAGAGCGTTGCACTATTTACCTGTGGAGTAATTTTTGCCTCAATAGCAAGTGCTAATCTTTGAGGTGCATCATATGTTACACCTGTTTTATCATCTTTTGTAAGCTTTGCTACATGCAAATTTTTCAAACCGATTGTTGCCATTTCAATACCTCCTTTGAAATTTATGAAACATAAGAAAACCGGAGCACCTTGTGATAGATTTTGGTGTCCGGTTCATATAGCTCGGTTTCAGTTGTCCGTCTAAAGCCTGCTTCCTTCATTCGCTGTTTGACTTCATCAACTATTGATGTGTAATCACCTTTCGACCACACATCCACCTGTATTCTATGAACAGTTTTTTGTTCTTCATCGTCAGCATTTAAGGCTGATTGCTGACTATACTCAAAAAAAGTAATGTATGTTGTCGCTGTACCGCTGTAAGTTTGGAAAGCAACAGGAACGCCGACGGGTTTCAATGTGTCAATAATCAGTTTATTAAGGCTCATAAGCCCATCTCCCTACGAATGACATCCGCCATTTTCTGTTGGACTTGGTCCTTGTTTTCTTCAAAAGCTGGCCCTAGAAAAGGTTTGGCGCTCATTTTTGTAGTCCCCAGCTCAACGAAAAGCCCATAAAACCTATCACGATCCGGACCGATATCTACGGTTCCATCTTCTTTGATATCAGAAATGACAATGTTTTCGGCTAGCTTTCCCGTATCGCGTGGCGCTTTCTCCGATGCCGCCTGTTGAATCACTTCAGCGCCAGCAAGCAGAGCATCCTTTTTGACTTGTTCGGCTTCCGTTCCAATCTGTTCAAGCTGACGTAATAGTTCTTGCATTCCGTGAAGTTCGAGTCCCATCACATCACCTCTTTCGCGATGATGGTCAGAATAATGTTTCGCTCATCATCATTGATGACAGAAAGAATTTCAAATGCCCTGTCCTTGTATTTGATACGCATATCCGGAGTGATACCAGACGTATATCGAATTACAAAACGGACTGTATTCTCGTTCTGTGTTGCTGCAGCTTCGTAGTATTCGCGACCTTGAAGCGTCTTTATCATCGCCCATACAGTTTTTACGTCAGTCCATCGCTGGCTGTCTTCAAGAGGAAATCCATTTTCATTTACTGCGTTCTCGTCGTATTGCTGAAAGGTGATGCGGTGACGGAATAGCCCTGGATTCATGATGTGTCACCTTCCTGCGGAGCATAGCAGTGAGAAAGCTGTGCCACCATACTTTCTACTGTCTGCCTTACTTTTTCGCTCGCTTTACCGACCATTTCTCGGTTTTCGTACCAATCGGTAACAAGAACAAGACAAAATAGTTTGGCAAGGTCATTAGTATTGTCAAATGTATTACCGGTAGCATTTTGTAAATATGTTTCGGCTGCTTTAATTAGCATTTGTAATGTGTTGTCTTCATCATTATGTTCAATGCGTAACCACTCTTTTACTTCTTCTAAAGAAATAATCAAGTCTTACCACCCCATTAAGGGGATGGGGATCTTATTCCCCATCTTTTAATTTTTCTAACTCAGCAATCGCATTCTGTTTCCCTTTGACTTTTTCGCCGTTCGGTAATTCGTAATAACCGCCACCGACGTGTTTAATGCCGTCTTCATCATCTTCATTTTCGATTTCTTCGTCGTTTTCGTGTTCTATTTCTTTTCCGATGTACCCCCATTCTTGAAGGTATTTTGCTCTTTTTTCATCTTCCGTGAAGTATTCATCACCTTTACCAAAGAGATCGCCGGTATACTTATCACGGAAAGGTTTAATCACTTCATAACTCGGCAATTTCAACTCCACCTTTCATTAAACAGTGTCAGTAACGTCTAATTGCCCAAATACCGCAGCTCCTGTATCCCAGAATTTATAATCATCGCGCATAATTGTACGAAGGTTCGTTGTATCACGAAGAAAAGCATCTCCGCCTTCTTTTGTGCTTGCTAGCTCAAAGAAACGACGGTTAAATACAACAATTAACTGTTTCAAATCACCGATAATGATTGGCGCTAATGAGGTAGTTGTTCCTTCTGTTTTCAAGAAACGATTCGAAACAACTACAACAGGACGTCCTTTGAACAATTTACGTCCTGGCTGAGTCGGGTCATCCTGCAGTAAGTAGCGCCCGTTTGCGTCTTTCTGCTCGTCCAGCCAGTGATAACCGTCTTGGTTCGTTAAGATGATGCTGTTTGCGCTAATAGCTGGATCCAATAGTACGTTAAGAACCTTTTTGATATTGTCGAAGTTGGCTAATGATTGTTTTGGCATTGTTTTCAATAAATTCGTGATGTGATAATTTCGTGTAACGACAGCTTTTTTGCTAATCCAATTCGTAACGTATTGCTCAATGTTTTGGTCTGTATCAGCAATTAATTCGTTCGTTAGAGGTAAAATGCCAGCGCGTTTTTTGAGAGAGTACGAGATTGGTACAAACTTAGGATTGTCCGTTTCTCCAATCAATCCATACTCATCGACATCCTGGAAAGGCACCATGTCCTCATCTTTTTCGAGTACACGAGAGCCACTAAGCGCTGTAACATTTTGTACATTCACATATTGAGAAAGGTCATTAAAATCTCGCATAAGCGTATAAATCTTTGTTTGAATGTCTTGAGGTAAAATCAGCCCAGAATCTCCATCTGCTTGTCCAACGACACCACCAGTATGCATCACCGCACGTTTTTCATATTCCACAATGATGCTTCGTTCGTCAGATGACACTGGACGGCGACGAATTGCCTTCATGAACACTTGACGATATTCACCTTCTAACTCGGCATCTTCTTTCGTTACTGTACGAGCTTCTCCGCTAGCTAAATGAGCTCCGCCAAGACCAAGTCCACCACGCTCTTCTTGCTCCAATTGCCGCTGCACTTCAATTTTCTTTTGCAATGCTCGCACATCCTCCATGCGCTTTTCAGCTTCTTCCACTTTATCCTCTCCCAAAAGAGAGCGAACTTCTGCTTTCATTTGCTCTAATTTCTGTAACATTTCGCGTAATTCTTTTCCCATATCATTCAACCTCCTGTAAAAAGTTAAAAAGAGCCGATTACATCAGCTCTAATTCCATTGTTAATTTTCTTTTTTTGTACTCGTTTGAAGCTCGCTTTTGTTGTTCGCGATATTCATTAAGAGATCGGACAGATACCTCGTTTGCTGGGTACGCTGGAAAAGCGACAGGAGAAATTTCATACAGTTCCGCATCCAAAATGGAACGCTTGTAAATTTTTTTGCCGTCGCGATCGACCTGTGACCATTTGTCTTTCGTGACTCGCATGCCAAACGATACACCATCGACATCCCCTCGTTTAATCACTTCCCAAGCGTCATTGCCGACAGTCGTATTCGGTAAGTCTAATTCAAAACGTAGTTCCTTTTCCGTACTTTCCAGGCGCAACGTTCCGCTTTTCGTGCTTCCAAGCACTTTAGATGCATCATGCGACCATAGACCAACAACCCCACGTGTTTTTAAGCTTTCATCAAATGCACCGGAAGCAATCTCCTCGACAAACGTGTCGCCCCACCAGTCCCGCATTTCAGCACTTTCAGTGTTGTACTTAATAGAACCTGATATTGTCCGTTGCTCTTCCCCTTCCGCTGATTTGCGAACTTCAATTTTCACTGGCAACGCCCGAATTTCCTTTGTTTCCATCGTCGCCTTCTTGTCCATTTTCTCCACCTCCTTTCACGTACTGTTGACCTGCCATTGTCAATGGAATGACGTTACCATTAAATACAAGCTGGTCACCGCCAGGCAAAGGTGGCTTCTCTTCTAATGCCCTCGCCTCGTTCGGCGTAATAAAACCTTTCTCAATCCCGATGCCATACGCTTCATAGCGTGTTTTAATGTCGCTTCTAAGCATGCTGTCAACGTTGAATTTCACGTAATATCCAGCGTCAATTTCACTATCGAGGAACAGTTTATACGTCATTTCCTGTTCATACATCGTCAAAATCGGCAGCAACGTATCAACATAGAACTGTCGCTGTTGCTCCGCCACATTCGTATGAGTCGCTCGGCTTAAATCGTTCAGCTGGTGCATTTTGATACCAAATGCCGTTGCGATCTGTCGGATCGTAAGCTGTGTATTTTCGAGAAATTGAGCATCGGACATCGATAAGCTTATCGGCTTAAATTCATATCCGATCGGCATAAGCGCAATTCGATGGCTATTTTTTAATCCTGCCGACATTTCCTCGAATTTTTCTCGGAATTTCTTCTGCGCCTCTTGGTTTAAATCACCGACATACTGAACAATCCCCTTTACCTGTAGCCCTTGCTTATAAAAATTATTGATAAATCTCCCTGCCGCAGCCGCATTTTCCACGGTTGCTCGTAAATATTCAAGTGGAGGCACTCCAACTATCCCATCTAGCGTCACGCCGCTCTTAAAATGCAAAATTTCGTCTGGCATCAGCTTTCGTCGCTCTGTTCCGACATCAACTTCATACCAAATGCGATTTTTACTGTTGAAAAGTCCAACATCGTCAATCCAAATGCGTACTTTACTTGCGTCAATCGGCCAAAACGCCACTATTCTGCCTTTTTGGTCAGTCTCAATATTGACGTATGCATTCCCATACGTGTTCCGCTGCGTTTCATTACACTTGGCGAAGTCAGATGCCGACATATATGGGTTTGGACGAAGTTTTAGTAGCCGATATAAGTAATGCTTTGTGGCTTTAATAACGCCATTTTCATCCTCTTTGTAAATTTTTAATGGCAATTTTGAGATTGACTCAGCTAATATTTTGATGCACGCAAAAACTGTTGCTTCTTTTAAAGCGTTTTTTCCATAAACGTTAACCTCACCAGGAGAAATACCAAGAAAATCTAAAAGTGCTGGGTCATTTAAGCTATATTCCATACCCCGGCGCTCAAAAGCACGTCTGAAAAACATTTATTCCTCACCTCCTTCATGGCGGATAACGTTTAGGTGGCTGTATTGCAATAAAAACACCTACAGCTAAAAAAGAACAGCCGAGCACATACAAGCCAGCCGTAGCACTTAATCGGAAAGTTGCCACGTTAATGAGCGTCAAACCAATCAAAATAAAAAAATCTTCCGCATAATCACGAAAGATTCTCCCTAATTTCTTCACTTTATCAACCCCACAGTCTATCTAAAAAATCATCAGTCGCAAATTCCGATACATCAACCGACTCGGCATTCGCAAACATCGCCCGAGCATGCGCGTTAATGAGTGCTGCTAGTGGGTCAATTCGGTCTGTACTTTTCGATTTATCGAGCATAATGTTTTCTTGGGCGTCTTTTCGTGTTACCGCGTTGCCGACCGCCCAAGACAAAACGGGATTATTGTTATGAATGATCTTCTTTTCGAACACTTTCGTTCGAAAATTCTTTGTCGGCTCCGATAAATAGCGAATCCCTTGTGGAATTTCTACTGTCACGAACCCATCTGCCTCAAGTTCCTGCATCAAATGACGTGCATTATATTTGTCATAGCAAATTTCTTTCACCGAAACGCCATGTGTTTCTGCAATCGCCTTGATATACTCACGAACAAACGTGTAATCAACGACCGCGCCTGGCGTTGTGGTAATCCATCCTTGACGAGCCCATTGATCGAATGGCATTTTGTCGGTTTTCACTCGCTCGTCTAGCTTTTCTTCAGGTATGAATGAGTGGGACAGCACGACAAATCGTCCATCACTCAATGGAATTTCGATAGAAACGCTCGTTAAGTCGGTCGTTGCCGACAAGTCAACGCCTACATACGCATCCAATCCACTGATATCCGGCACGTTTTCCGCGCCGCAGGCCGCCCAGCGATCAGATGATATATACCCTTGCGCCCGCTTATTAATCCATATGTTCATGTTTTTGGTGAGAAAATCATCCATTTTGTCCGGTTTTTCCAGAGCTTCTTGCAATTTTGCTCTGATATTCTCGATTCCTTCTGGATACGACGCTGCAATTGGATTAGCTTTTAGCCATGCCTTTTCATCTCGAATATCATCAATTAAATTTCCGTCCTCGTCTTTATCTAATTCGTTGACCATTGCGAAGTATCGTTCGTTTTCAACAGGACTATTCGGATCTAAAAGCTTCGAAACGTATTGATATTCACTCCGATAGCATGGGTTATTTAAGTTTACACCAGCTGTTGTAATGATCATTAGCAATGGCTGCGCACGTGCAATCATACCAGAATCAATAATGTTATAAATTTCATCTGTTTCATGCGCGTGATACTCGTCAATAATGCCGCATTGTGGGTTTAGTCCATCGCCCGTTTTCCTGTCCTCTTTAGAAAGTGGTCGAATGATTGAACGACTTTTAGGATGATGAATGGCACCGTATTTTACTTCATACTTTCCTTTCAACTCATGACAGCCCGCCAGCATTGCTTCAGTTTCATTCCAGACGATTCTTGCCTGTTCTGTCTTAGTAGCCCCTATATATACTTCGGACATGTTTTCACCGAAAGCCATTGCTTCATATGACGCTACACAAGCAAGGCTTTGCGATTTGGCATTCTTCCTTCCAACCTGCCAATATGCCTTTTTAAAACGTCGATAATCCGTTTCTTTATGCACCCAGCCATAAATGTTACCAAACACAAACACTTGAATTTCATGTGGACGAATGTGTTGCCCCTTAAGTACACCTTTCGTATGTTTAAAAAGCGTCATCCACTTGAGGAAGCGCATCGCTTTCGTTTCACTAAAAATGTAAGGGAAGTCTTCTGTTCCCTCTCGTTCAATATCCCTCAAAAACCGCATGCACGCCCATTTATGTTTCTGACAGGCAATCACACGACCATCAATGACGTCATGTGAGTAATCAATAAGCCATTGCTTCAGACTCATACTTCACCAAACTCCTGTTCAAACGGCGTCGGCTGCTTTGGTTCTTCCTTTGGCAAAGCAAGTTTTGCACGAGAGCTTGGCGTCAATCCAAATTCGACGGCCAGCGATTTCATTTGCTCATGTAATTGCTTTTTCTTTGTGAGCAATGGATGAGGCACTTTGTTTGTTTCCGCCGCCTTATTTGTGTATTCGACCATAAGCCCTTCTTCCTCAATGATCTGCGAGCACTTTACATAGTTAGAATACGCATCGCAGTACAAGGCAAGAGCATTTACATCTACATTTGTGACTAGCCCCACTTCTTTCAATTCCTTGACAAGCCGCTTAAATTCTTTTCTTGCTACATCATCTAACCAGTTCGGCGGTCTGACCTTATCGTCGTTCGGGCGTAACTTTGCTTCCGCTTCTTGTCGTGCTTCAATTTCCTTCTTCGTTAAATGCTTCGTACCTTGAATAAGAATTAAATCTACCGGTTTCGCACGCCGACCCATTTTCAACACCACCTTTCGTTTTGATTTTCTCCAAAAACTGTTATCCCCCTTTTACGTCAAAAAGGGAACTTTGTTCACGCTGAGGGGGGCGCGCGGTCTTGGGCGAGTCGGCTAAAACTTTTTGACCCGCCCCTCCCCGTATTTTTTCTTATCTTCGGCCGTTTTCTTGTTGTGACAAGCATTGCACAACGACTGTAGATTGCATAATGACAAGCGTAGCGACCAATCAACTTTAACAGGAACTATATGGTCAACAACATCTGCTGGTGTGATGCGCTTCTTAGCGAAGCAATGCTGACAAAGATGTTTGTCTCGATCCAACGCTGCGCGCCGAATACGCTGCCATTCTTTACTGTGGTAAAAGTCGCGAGTATTTTTATCGCGTACATATTCGTCATAGTAGCGATGGCGATCGTATTTTTTTTGTTGTTCTTTTTGCTGGTGCTCGTGGCAGTATCGTCCTTGTGTTAAATTCGAACATCCAGGAACGGCGCAAGGTTTCAACGGTCTACTCGGCATAAAATCACTCCAAATAAAAAAGCACCATGACAGGTGCTTCTTCAATAATTAAAATCGTAAGCTGATGTTGGTTTTGCTAATAGTTTTGACAGGCATTCCTCAAGTGTTTTACCTTCAACCATCTGTTCTATTTGCGTTTTACAATCTCCCGAAGGTGTTCCAAAGCATGCTCTCCAATTACCAGTAAATTTCATTAACACAAAATGCCCATCGTAAAACATATTTGCATGGTCTTTAACCATTTCTAGTAACTTGATTTCTTTTTCAGTCATACGCATTCTCCTCCTCCCACCTACTCAATTCGACAAAAGGAGGGATTTTCCTATATCAAAATTTCGTCAAGTTTCGACATCATTTCCTCCTAATTAGGCAATGATATTATTTAGAATGCGATTAGGGAGGAATAAATAATGCAAGATGAAATCATTTGGATTTTGACGATAATAAGTTTGTGTTTAAACATTCTGAACAACTTATTAAATTCGCTGCCTAAACTGCCTAAAAAAAGAAAAAATGATAAGCAAATTATAATAATAGAAAAATCATTCACTTCCTCCTAATCGCCCCACGCACTCTCTTGTACGTATCCCGACGAACGCCCATCAAATCAAGAAGTTCCCGACGGCTCAATTTCTCTTTTCGTTTTTTCTTCGGCTTTTTCTTGATGCTCTTTAGCTTCTTAATTTCTTTATCTGACAAACGCTCATACAATTTCATTCTCATCACTCCAAACAGAGCAAAATAAAAACGCCTGTCATTTAGACAGACGCTTCCTCTTTTCGATTTCCTCTTCTAATTCCTCAGTCGTAAATACACTAATCAATTTCTTCGCTACATCTTCATTCTCGTCTAGAAATTTAGCTAACTGCTGCAAAACCTTCAATGCTTCGTTAGCTTCTCGTTTCAAAGCCTTTAACCCTTTGAGTGCTTCGGACACATCAACATCCACTGTCAAAGTTCCCACACTTCTTTTGTTCGACTCGCGCATTTCTGCCATGTCGCAACACTCCTTTTATAATTTTTAAAATAAAAAACGCCACCCTGATCGGAGTGACGCAAGAAGAGAAACGTACCCTACTTCAAAATATCCACGATACAATCATAACACGCCTAAACAGAAATAATCTGTCGTCTTTCTGTCATTTTTCCCTCATTTTTCTTCCAGTTTTCTGTCATTCCGTTTTGAATTCTTATCAAAAAATAATCCCCACCAATTGTGATGGGGATTATTTCGAGTTAATCAATTTTAAAATTTCAACACCTACACTTGAAGCTTGTACCACTGTAGGTAACCAACTGAAAATTCTCTGCGCCCTGGTTTTGTCATTTTTGTTAATGGCCTCTTGAAGTTTTGCGGCATTTTCTAATGCATCTGCTTTTTCGTCCTCAGGACTTTCTTTTTTTATTACATCTAGTAACTGTTTAAATAGATCTTCAGCAACTGGATTGTTTATAATAACAGACTGAGTATTGCCGTCACCAGAACTTAAGTTAGTATTATTGAGTTGGCTATTGCTAATAATTATATTTCTGTTATCCACGTATACAAACGCTCCTTTCGGTAACTCATTAAACAATCCCATCCTCACCAAATCTGCTAAAGTCTTTTCAGGAACTAAACTAGCTGCAGGTGCTTCTGTTCTTGGGCTTTCATCGTCTTTTTTTTTAAGGCATCTTGTTTAAATTCATCTGTAAATGAAAATACCAAGATAAAATTATCTGCTTCAAAATCACTTTCTCCACAGAAGCAATCAAACAGTTCCCCTTCAAGCTCCTCATCCAGATCAAACGCTTGTATTTTATGATTTGATGGACACACAAGCATTTTTTTAGGTATTAATTCGAATCCCGTTTTTGCCATAAGGTAACGTAATACCGTTTCATAATGACTGCTATCTAACCCAGCAGCATATAGTACATTTTCAACTGTAAAATCCTCAATTGGAGGGTCATTTGCGGCCCAATTTAGCAAAATATCACTTATTTTTGAATAAGAAATAGCCATATTATGATCCCTCCAATCTCAGATTACTCTTTACCAGCCGCCGTCATTTGTTGTTGTCTACTCGATCCATTAACCGCAACAAGCGCGTCCAAAACATGATCTATAACCGCTTCTGGAACAGCTGTTGTAAATTTGAAGTATCCTTTTTGAATATTCACTTCAAATGTTACTTCAACTACAATAGATGTTTTCTGATCAGTAAATGAAAAAAAACATGTCTCATCCATTGTATGATCTGTCGGGAGTCGCAATCCCTCAAATGCACTAGCGATTCGTTGATAAGTATGATCCGTATCTAAATTAACTCCTTTTTTACCGTTAAAACGAATACTTCCAACACTAGTAGGTAATGCAATATGTTTAGAAGCAACCCCTGCCGACAGTAAAGCGCACAGTTGCTTAGCATTTTCCCTTGTTAACTTCGGAACTGTAAAGTATGTGTAAGGTTTTGCAAATCCCATCAAATTCATTACATAATCTGCATATTTTTTTACATCTTTAAACGGGCAGCGTAGTTGTATCAATTCTTCTTCACCAAAATGAATGACAACAGACGTAAAACTCGCATAAGATGCCGACACCGTTGTATATCCGTTTTTACGTAAGGTGAACTTTTCTTCAACAAGTTTTAAATATACTGCTGCCCCGTCATGTTTAACTGCGCAAATTTGAATAGCTGGTTTCAAAGGTGGTTCCCACTCATTATTAATGCCTTTTTGAGTTATATGTCCTTCACTAACAAGAGTTTCCAAAAACTTTTCGGGCGTATTCGACTTATCTGGAAAGTTAGATTCCGGTTGACATATAGTCATATGCAAACTACTAAATTTAAATTGCTCATTTAAATAAAGTAACCTTTCCTTATGCCCAGCTTGTATTAAATCACCGATAACCTCTTCTTCAGTTCGACCTAAATACTTTATTTTATGAATCCTTGCTAATTGATTAATATACTTCTTAGGTATATTTCGATACTCAAACATCAAAATCCTGCCCTTCCTCAAAAGTTAGAAAGGACACAAATCTGTACAAATGTTTAAGAGCATGTTATTATGTTTTTAGCAAAGCAGATTGTGTCCTAACGCGCCCTATTTAGGGCGCGTTTTTCTTTTTCTGGTACATAATTTTAGCAACTTTTGTACTATTTTTCTACAATTTCATACAAAAAAATATATGTAATGTAAAAAAGACACCTACACAGGTGCCTCTTCTTTTTTGTATAATTCAATGCATGCAATTTATCATTCCATTTGTGTAGATAGCAACATTTCAAACTCTATTCCATTTTCTAACAAGATAAAACCGTTCTTTTCATAAAAAGCCTTCTGTCTTTTGTAATGACTTTCATCCTCACTTACAATTCTTCCGTATATTCTTTTATAGCCTAAAGTTGCAGAAAATTTTATTGCTTCTTGAATCAAAAGAGATCCGTAGCCTTTATTAAAGTTCTCTTCTCCAAGCACTTGCACATCAGCTATTTCTACATAATCATCCCAGAAAATCAAATTTATCTGATGTCTTTTAGGACCGTATTGATTAATTACCATAATAAATAATATAGCTACCACATCATAAGGAGGAAAAGATTTAAAGAACAGAACTGGCTCTCCTTTATGTGTGGTCTTAAACTCAAAATCTCTAAACTCGTCCTTTTCTAATCGTTGCTTTACTCTTTTTAAATGCGCAATTTTTTGTTCATATGTAGGTTCCTCTGTATACATCTTGGTCCTTTTAAATCCAAACATTTCTTCAATAAAGTCCTTAAGCATATAACATCCCCCATATACAAATTATTTGGTATTGTGAGATTCTAAAGAACAATATCTTATTCTTGAATTACCCATATCTTATATTGTGTGTAATTCGACATTTCGACAAATTCATTGATATTCCTGCCACCTACAGACGTGAAAAAATAAATTACACAACCAAAAATTTATGTGTAATTCATAAAAACAAACAAAAATGCTCACCCATGTTCATAAGTGAGCTCGTTCAAATTTTAAATTTTGTCATAGCTCGATCCATTGAGTCTTGATTGACTCCGATGTACGTAAGCGTGATTTCTGGTGATGAGTGATTAAATATCTCTTGTAGCATGGCCACATCTTTCGTCTGCTGATAAAAATGATAGCCGAATGTTTTACGAAGTGTGTGCGTGCCAATTTCACTTAATCGGAAGTGTTCAGCTGCTTTGCGCAATATTTTGTATGCCATGCTACGACCAATAGGTTTATTTCTTCCGTTGCGACTTTTGATTAAATACTCATCATCATTTTTCCCTACAATATACCGATTCAATTCTCTTTTTAAAGCTGGCGTAATACGAATACGCTTTTGTTTTCCGGTCTTCTTCTCACGGATATTAATATGTGTGCCCTTTACATCTCCAACTTTCAACTTTAGAATATCCGAAATGCGTAAACCGGTATTGATACCAAGCAAAAATAACAAATAATTACGTTCGTTCTGCTCTTTTAAATACTCCTTAATCGCTTGAATCTTTTCTTGATCGCGAATTGGCTGTACAAAATTCATTTTTTATACACCTCGATTCTAAGCGCAAAAGCAAGTTTGTAAAACGCTCGTGATTTCAACCGATAATATTTCCGCTCGCTCATCCCAAGTTCATTATACACTTCGTAATCGTAAACATCTTCTTCAGACATATACCGTTGAATAATGATTGCCCTTTCCCATTTGCTTAGTCGATTAACAACATTAATAACTCGCCTAATATATTCTTCCCTCTCCCACTCATAATCAACATTTCGTATTGCAATATTTTCCGTGGAGGAATGAATTTGATTAGTTGCTGCTGAAACGAGAGAGTAGCTCTGCGTGACTTTCGGAAGTTGATCCAATCGTAAAGTCAGCAAATATATACGATATTTTTCTAATGCCGCTTCAACTGCTTTTTTCGTCGCAACACGATCAATCTCTGGAAGCATGAATTCTAACTTCTTTTCCATTGCGCCATCCCTCCTTATCGCTGTCGAAATGCCCCGCCCTTACCGCGTCTATACACTGGGCGACCGACTCCCATTAATTCTTTAAGATCACGCTCCGTCAGCCGTTCCTTCCCTCGTTTCTTTTTACGCGCTTTCTTCTGACGTTGCTGAACTTTATTGACTTTCATCCATTTTTTTAATTCCTGCTGGATTGTTCGCATTGTACCTCTCCCTTTCGTTTTTCTGATAAAACAAAAGAGGACACCAATCATACAGAGATAACTTTGCTATCCTGTACAATCAGTGTCCTCACGCTCTCGGTCTTGGACATATTTGGTTTTAATTCCATTATATCAAAACAGCTGTCTTTTGTAACAAGATTCGGAACGTTTCTCTTCCTTTCGGAGTAACGAGCGTTTGCACGTCAGCTCGTCCATTTCGTTCCCATTCTTTCAATTCAAACAAAGACGGAACATATTGAGCATACGGTTTCAGCTTTCCTTTCTGATCACGATAAATGTATTTCTTATCAATAAGCCACTCAACAAAAGCTTTTGGCTTCACTTTTAACTCTTTTGCTGTGTCACGGAAGTTTGTCAGCAACCGCCGATCAACAAGTGCGTCAAAATAATCGGCTTTTGGTTGCATCATGGCAATCTGCTCATTTTGTTTTCTAACGGTTTCTAATGTAGCGCGAAATAATAGTTTCGTTTGTTCATCGGCGTGCTTGAGATACGTTTCTACAAATAAATCATCATTCGCTACATAGCCGCCGGTTTTTCTAATCGTTGGAATAACCTCATGCGTAATCCAGCGTTTAAATTGACGCGCTTCCTGTTTCCGGCTCCCTAAAATTAATGCATATAACCCTGGTTCGTTTACAATGAATGTTTCTTGCTTTCTTCCTAGCGAATCGATGACCGGAATTAAACTCCGCTCATCTTCATCAAGCCTTTGGACAGCCTTTCTGGCGTCAGCGATGTCCAGAATTTCACATACATCCTTTGCTACAAACCAAACTGCGTCATTTTTTATAATCGTTCTCACTTGATTGCCACTGTAAGTAAACACCTTTTGTAATTGGTTCATTCTTCTTCACCTCACTCAATCCTCAAAGAAATCAAAACCAACCATATCGTTAAATTCTTGTGTGAATCGCTTTGCATCATAAACGGCTTGAATCACTTCTTTTAATGCATTTTCGTACTTCTCGATTTTTGCTTGTTGTTTCTCAGCGATATTCATATATAAAATCAACCCGCCAACGATTTTATTTGCGATGTCTGGATCAATTTCTGGTGTTGCGTAATATTCGTTGATTAACACCTTGTCGTAATACTGTCTTAGCACTTTTAAATCATGTTCCATTTTAGGGGTCCTCCTGTTTGTATAATATTTGTACTACAAATCTTCTTTTAATGGAGAAATCCATACTCTACTATACTTTTCGATCAGCTGATGTTTCGTCATTTTATGCAACTGAAACGTTCCATCGCAATATTCATAAACAATGTTTCCGTCGAAGTCCTCCCCATGCACGTACAGAAGTTCCTGCTCTGCTTCATTCTCAAAAAGACAGTTATATACTTTTCGTAGTCTCACTTTTCCCACCACAATTTTTCTCCACAGTAAGGGCAATGAAGTAATCCAAATCCATTCGCTACTTGCTCCCATATCTCATTGCAATGATCTGCTACATAAAGTAAAACGAATTCTACATGACATTTACTACACACATTAATGGGAAGTTGAACATTGAAACTAACTTCAACTTTATCTCCGTGTTTCCTCATTAACTACGCCTCCTAAAACGGCAAATCATCTTCACGTGGCCATTTGCTGTATGTGCCCCAGTTTTGTGGATCATTACGCCATCGCTCGGCTTCGATTTCTTCGTATTTGTCGTATAGAAAGTCAAAAAGCTGACGTAAAAATTCGCTCTCCGGGGATCCAAATGCACTTTCGGAAAAGCTGATGTAATCCTTTAGCTCCAATACATCGTCTTCAGAAATTGGCGGCAATTTAATCACGCTATCACCTCATAAGGTTATAAATGCCCTCAACTGTTGCCCTCGTTTCATTCGTAATTCACCATCCGATAATCCTTTTAACGCTTTATCACTTTTACAAATTGGACATTGCACAAGATGCTGTTCTTCGAAGTCTTGCGAAACTGCAAACACCACTTCACAACCCTTGCATTCATACACATGAACCGCAATTTTCACTTCAAAACAACTCGCTTTCCTCGTATTTTATCCGCGCGGTTTTTCCTTTTGCTGTTTCAATAATCGTATATCCATGCTCAACCGCTTCCGCTACTTTCGCTTTCCCTTGCACGCCGTCAACGACAATCACAAGCACCTTCCCTGGCACGACGGGGTGTGAAACGATCATATTATCTGTATCAATCTGCAACTCTTGTGCTCTTTTACTCACCGGAATCCCTCCGTTGTGGTATAATGAAGTTAGGCTGTCGGGAGGAGTCCCGGCTTTTTTATTTTATCCAATCACTTTCCATCCGCGTCGAAGTCGGCTTTGTAGCTCATACTTGCGCAACGGCTCATATACATAAACCGCATCGCGATTTTCCTTTCGATATAGCAAATACCACTTGGCTTTCCGCTTACGACGTTTCATTCAGCATTCACGTCCGAATTTATCTTCTCAAGCGTAATTAAGTGCGCAAATTTAAATTTCAGCACCTCGCAATATACGATTGCATCGATCATCTCCTGCTGCAAGTGTTCCAGCCAGCCGACCAATGTATAGTCACTTGGATTGACGGTTGTTCCGTATTTTCCGATTCCCTTTTCGGTTTGTGTTTCGAGCAATTTTTGCACGTTGCGAAGTATTTGATTCTTGTTTAGTTCTTCCATCCAATGCTTTGCATCCATCTCAATACCCACTTTCTTGGCGGTGATGGTTGACTGCATTTTTGCGCATATATGCTTCTTCAACCTCATTCCAAGTAAATCCGAGCGTTTCCATCAATCCGACATAGAGATTGAACGTCCATTCCCATTGCTCTTTAATGTTCGCTAGTCTTGCTTGGTCGTATAACGCTAAAAATTGTGCATCGAGCGACGTTTTTGTGATCGGAATGATTTCAATCGACGTTTTCACATTAATTTCGTTTCCAATCGACAAAAGAAAATGCAATACATCTGCGCCTTCTTCAAGAATTTTCTCACGTGATGAAGGTCCTTTGTTGCTCCAAAATTTAAAGCATCGGGTTTCGTTTGCCAGCTCCCCGATCTCTACGAGTAAAGCCAGCAACTTGGAGTAAATTCTTCTGTCCCCAGGTTGTCTCGGATGTTGCTTCTCAATCCGTTCATCCAGTTCCCGCTGCATGTCAAAAAGCTTTGATAAATTCATCTTCCCGCTCCCCTTTTCTTTCTACTTTGCGGCCAACGCCAGTCAATCAGTCGGCGGTTGTCTTCGTCGTAATATTTCTTGCGCGGACGGCTCCGGTACGCTTCTAGCTCCTCTGGCGTTAAGTAGCTAACAACAACTGGTCCATGTAATGATTTACGGCTCATCGCAATTCCCCCAATCGCTTTTGAATTTCTTCAAGCGCCATTTGTTTGTATCGATTCGGACAATCTTCATAGCGAACAATGACATATAGCTGTCTAAGCGTTGCTTTTGACCAGTTCATCGTGATTACCCTCCATTCGCTCGTATTCCCGTTGAATCTCTTCTAGCGTCAGTTTCGAGAGTGCTCGCCCGTCAGCTGCAACGAAAACGCCCTTTCGCCGTAGACACTGAATCAATACATATTTGAGCAAAAGCAACTGCTTCACCTCCGCAAAAAGCGATCAAGTTTTGACGGCGAATATGGCTTGCCGTTGATTTCAAGCGACACAAGTCGTTCTCTAGTAATCTCGTATCGCTCTAACACGTCACGTAACGCTGTTTCGGATTGAATGCTTCCAGTGAAACCAACGATTCGCCCAACGTCGTTTCGATACTCCAACCGAATCCAAATCGGGTACGGCATGACGATCACCTAGTCATTGCGATATTTTTTCAGTCGCTCTTCTAACTCACGACGCTTCTTTTCTAACTCATCCAGATCATCGGCGACTTTGTTTTCAAATTGCGAATAGTCGGTATTCATCCAATCTGGAATCATTTCCGTACGGGTTTTGCGTTGTTTAGTACCGCTAGAACCATTGCGCTTTTTTGCTTGTTGCTCTTTGAACGCTAGTTGTGCCGCATGAACTTGTTCGACCGTTTGATACCTTTTTTCGGACCAGTCGCGCAAAATGGTCTCGACATATTTCCATGTTTTCACACCATTCTCTACGGCAATCTTCATAGCTTCTAAGACAAGTTCTTCTGATGTGTCCGCAATCCAGTTAGTCATCTTTTCAGCTATGTAACCGCCAATAGCGCCAAAGCCATTTTGTTCAAAAAAGACAAATGGATTCATAGATTCGCGCGCACGCGCTTCTTCTTCAACTTCTTTTTTTATATCTGTAGTAATCTCTGTAGTATTCTCTGGTATTGGTCTGTTCAAGTTGAGCAGATCGTCTGTCCAATTTGAGCAGATGGACTGTTCGTTTTGAACAGATGGACTGTCGATTTCGTCAGTCGACTGTTCATTTTGAGCAGTCGATGTGTCAGATTGAGCAGTCGATGTGTCAGATTGAGCAGTCTCTTTTTCTAGTTCAGAAAGAGCATTCAATTTGTCGTAATCAATGCGATACCATTTTGTTTTATCGATTTTGGACTTATTAAAATTGCCGACAATAATAAGTCCCTTTTCTTCCAACTTCGAGATAATACGGCGAATCGTGCTAACAGACCAAAAAGGAAACTGTTCTTGCCATTCTTCGTATGTGTTGTACACCCATTTGTATCCTTCATAGACGTGGTTGCTGCGTTCTAACCAGTAATGGAGTTGTTGCAGTACGATACTTTCATTTAATCCAACGCTAGCCGCTAGTGACGGTAAAATCACTAACGGCTCTTCATCCAAAAGAAGTCTTGCCATGTATATCCCCTTCCTCCCTTGCAAAACCTTGCAAAATAGTGTATGTTGTGGCATGATAAAACCTAGAAGTCTGAAATAAAAACCTGTATATCACCTTTTCCTAGCTGATCGGCTATTTCTAACGCGATTTGGCGGCACTCGGACACAGTGAGCGCGTGAATGAGTGCCGTATGGATCGTTTTGAAATAGCCGTTCTTCTTTGCTGCGAACTCTACTTCAAATAGCATATTTACACGCATGAAGCATACAATGTAGTGATGCTTCATGACCTCCTTTCTAACAAGGTAAAACATTCTTTTTCTCTAGCTGTCGCAACTTTGAATACACAGATAATTCACTTCGTTCCAAACGAGCTGCAAGCTCTGGAACATCGAAAATATCTTTATGTTGCCATAGGTAAAACTCTTCCTCTTCGGTCCATTTACCTCTTTTTATGCGGGGGCTTTCTTTCGATAACAACACAGATAGCTGTTGCATTTGCTTGCCGATCGGGCAACTGATTACACATGTGCTTTGTGTACTACTATGTCGTTCTTTACATCCTGCACACTGTGTATCTAGCAATTTCAAAATTTGTAGCCGAATTTGCTTTTTCTCTTCCCTTGTCACACCATCACCCCAGCAATCTTGACACAAAGTCGTCGATTTGGATGCCGCGTTTTTTCATGTCAACGACAACTTCAAAAATCTGTGCGCGACGTAATTTCTTTTGTTCGATTGCTTGCAGTTCGTCTAATAAAAAGCGTAGCTCCGACATTTCAATTTTCGCTGTTTCATAGTCGCGGTTTTGAAGAGATTCCTGTATGTACTCGACGCACCGCGATGCTTTCTGCAATAAATCCGCTTCTTGCAAAGAGAGCGTATCTTGCATAACCTCTTCCTCCTCAAAATGAATTTTCTTAGACGTCTTCGCAATGGCCATCGCATGTATTTTGGCGCGGCTCCCCTTTTTTGGATCGTCGCCCGCTCTCGCTCGGTCTAGTGTGCATACGCACCGATTGAAGTACAAGCTCGTGGGCTGGGGGACACACCCACTTTCAAGATGGGAGATATCTTTTGCTTGTACTCCAATCGGCAAGCATGCGCTTGCCCTTCCTTTTGCAAAATGTTTATGCTAGAATATGATTAGGTCAAAGGCTGATTATTTATTGAGCGATGGCTAGTGTTGGCGCACTGGCCATTTTTCTTTTGTACCATTCCTTTTTTAACTCCATTTCTAACACCAATATTGCTGGATCATTGCGTAACTCCTCCTCAAATTAATTCTTTTACAGATGGACATTTATATTGCTCCACGTACTCTGGATGATAGTAAGCCTTCACAAGAACATTGATTGCATCAACATATGCTTTGCATGCTTTGTAACTTGGGCAATCAGAAAGTTTTTTGTATCCTCCTTTTCCGTCTCTCCATTCTTCACGCAACCACTCCAATTCGGCTGCCAAAAACGTTTTTAAGCTATCGATCGCATGATCCATTTTGTTTCCTCCCCTATCTCTTAATAAATCCTTTCGCCTGCAATTTCGTACGATGTTTTTGCCACATTTTGAGCCACGAGAATCCGTAATCGACACATATAACCGCAACGTATTGCGTAAGCGCTACAATCGCGTCAATCGCTTGTATAATCGCTTCTTCCAAGTGCTGTTTGTCGTACTCCCTAATCGCGCGAGGATGGTTCGCTACACATACACTTTCAATTGCTTGTAGCGCTTCGGTTAGTTCCTCTTTTGTTTTCATCGCCACACTTGCTCGGTGTAGATCGACCACCTCACCGTCGAGCTTCACAGGTCCCCAGCCGGTGTACTCCGCTGCCGCTTCCAACGCCACCCACGGATTGTTGTGCTTATCGGCAAAATATTTCGATATGTTCGGCTGCACTCGATACCGCCCATTTTCTTGCTGTGAAACTGCTTCGCGAGATTCATAGATTTCAAACGAAAGCTGTTGTTGTGTCATCCCTGTCGCCTGCCGCGCCGCTTTCACCGCATCAGCCGCTCTACCATGTTTCATGGTTTGTTCTCCCCCTTCTACCATTTATCTCTAAACATTCGTGTTATGTTATGATTAAGAGCTTGGCTCTTTTGGAACATAGCAGTCCATCACCGCTTTCGCGATTTGTTTCAAGACTGTATTCCCTTTTTCCCATTCTTTTTGAAACCATTCTTTTCGTTCGTCAGCACTCATAAGTACTAACGGGGAGTGAATAATAACAGTGGTGTTCCCGTATTTGAATTCCTTCATGCCCGCATTCCCCCTTTGTTCATGTGTATGCGGGTCATCGGGATGAATTGTTGACATTTCTTCACCTCAAATCTTGTAGGAATTTCCTCCTTCTTGTCGAATGAGTACGGCAGGAAGGAGGTGATATCATTGCGCGATATCGTGTTTGTCCGCGAATTAACAGATGAAAATCAAGTAAACGACTATCTGCAAAACGGCTGGCAACTATTGAATGTTTTGAACAAAACAGAAGACGGTGTGCAATGGATTGTTTATGTTCTCGGATTAGACCAAGCTGGTTATGATAATTATCAAAAAAGCCTTGAGCATGACGTTTTCTCTACGTTTGAAAATAAGTGGAATGAGTAAATGTAGACTTATAAAAGCTCACCGCGTTTTCTAAGTTCGTGCCTAATGAAGTCCATAAAGTCACTGTCACTTATTTTTTCCTGTTTCTTTATATCTAAGAGCGTCTGAACCGCTTCAGATGCTCTTATCTTTCGTAACTCATACGACAACCGATCGTAAACTTTAGCACCATCGCCTTTTTGCAATTGATCTAAAACTTGTCGAATGCGATCTGTCTTGTCTTGCTTAACACATCGTTCGATGGTTTGAGAAATCTGCTTTTCATCCAAACATTGCTCGTTCGTCATTCGGTTACACCTCCTTTCATGTCATGGGGATTGAGTTGTCAAGTAATACTTG